ATACCATTAAGAATTAAAAACACAGGAGAAATTGCAAAATTAGGGAACTAATTTTCGATAAATAGGAGAACAACATGGCAATATCAACATTATCAAAATTTACAGTACCTTTAGCAAACGATCAAAGTTCAGCATCACAAGGCTTGTTGATGCCAAAATTACAATACCGTTTTAGAGTTGTATTAGAAAATTTTGGCGTATCTACTCCAAGATCAGAACTTACAAAACAAGTTGTTGACTGTTCAAGACCAAATTTAACTTTTGATAACGTAACATTAGACGTTTATAACTCAAGAGTATATGTTGCAGGTAAACACACTTGGGATCCAATTACAATTACAGTCAGAGATGATGTAAACAATGCAGTTACTAAACTGGTTGGCGAACAAGTACAGAAACAATTTGATTTCTTTGAACAGGCAAGTGCCGCATCAGGTATTGATTACAAATTTACTTCAAGAATTGAAATTCTTGATGGTGGTAACGGAGCATCAACTCCAAATGTATTAGAAACATTTGAATTATATGGTGCATTTATTGAGTCAGTGAACTACAATACACTAGCTTATGCAACATCAGATCCAGTTACAATTACTATGAACTTAAGATACGACAATGCTATCCAAACTCCACAAGGAACAGGAATTGGTACAGCAGTTACAAGAACTGTAAGCACACTAGCTACAGGCGGTGGTATCTAATACAAATAAGCATTTATAAAGTAAAAAGGGCGCCTTTAACGGCGCTTTTTTTATGGCCATAAATATTGTTATGCCAAGTATCAACAATTTTTTACAAGCATTTTCAAATGGTCTTCCTGGAATGAAAGACTATCGTCATGCATCAAGACTTTATCTAGACGATAATTTTAAACTTTTACCAAAACAAAAATTCTTATTTCATGTTAATTTTAACATTGACGATTCAATTCCAATTCGTAAATTTACTACAAACGAAAAAATTGAATTGAATATGTTAGTAAAAAATGCTGACCTACCAAGGTTCAATATGAATATGGAAGAAAAACAGCAGTACAATAAAAAAACTTATATACAAACACGTATAGGATATGAACCTGTAAACATTACATTCCATGATGATCATGCTGACACAGTGAACGCTTTTTGGAAAGCGTATTATGAATATACAATTTCTGATTCAATAACTTTAAATCCAAGTGTGGCAGGCTTTAACACAAAAGATAATATGTACGATACTAATCCGGGAGTTACACAATATGGTATGGATAATGCACAACAAAGAAAAAAACCTTTTCTAAGATCTATAGAACTTTTTGCATTACACAAACAAAGATTTACATCTTTTATGTTGGTGAATCCTGTAATTGGTTCATGGTCACACGATAACCTAGATCAAACTGACGGGCAAGGCATAATGCAAAATAGTATGCAAGTGTTCTATGAAACAGTATTGTATTCAGCTGGCATAGTAAACAAATCTAGAATACCTGGATTTGCAACTATACACTATGACTTAGAACCTTCTCCACTATCAGTGCTAGGCGGTGGTACAACAAGTATATTTGGACCAGGCGGTATCGTTGATGGCATTGGCAGTGTCATAGGTGATATCCAAAGAGGTGAATTTAGTGTTGCAACTATATTAAGAGGCATCAACACATACAACAACGCTAAAAAAATAAAAGCCAAGGACGCTGTCAAAGAAGAATTAAAAGGCATAGTGAAAGAAGGTGTATTAGACATTGGCAAACAAGCAGGCACAATAACAAATCCAGTTGGAAACTTTTCAGTTGGCAATGCGGCAGTCACAGCAGTGGCGGCAGGTGCGGCTTTGGCCACAGCAAAAGGTTACAAAGATAGTAAAAGAAATCAAAACAATGTTGTAATCAACCAAACGACTACGCAGTTTACAGATTTCCTTTCACCAAACGAAGCACAAAATCTTGTAACTACAAACAGTTTAGCAAAAGATAAAGTTGCGTCTGCTTTGTATTATCAAACCATAGGTTCAAGAAATGGTCTAACAATAGCTGAAAGTGATATTGCATACGCGGCACTATCTGACAATGAAAAAAGTGTTTATCAAGACAGAGTAACAAATGAAATTAATAGTCTTGTTGCAGAAGGATATATAAAAATAGAAAGAGCCACACAAGATGTAGCAATAGTGGCTGAGAAGGCAAATGTATAATGGCTGAATTTTATTCTAACTTACCACAAAAATTAAAAGATAGTTTGCAAAAAACTGCAAATAGATTAATTGATGAAAACTACAAAACAAAATTTGAATTTGCAGTAAATGACTATGATGCAACTGTTGGCTTTTTTGTAAAAAGAGGCTTTGCAAGACAACCTGCTGAAGAAGTTGCATATATTATTTTGCAACAAGCAAAAATTGATAGCGTTGCTGTTGGCACAATTCTTGATAAACTTACATACACTAATCCAGCACAATTATCTGAACTAATATCAACTGTGCTTAACGCAAACAGATACAAATCTAGTAGATTGGGTGTAAGAAACACAAGAGAAACCAAAGATTCTGTATCTAGAAATATTCTAGACTAATGAATCAAAGACTTCCAAGATTTGCAAGAGGTAAATTTACACCAAAAAATCCTCAAAAATATGTAGGAACAAAAACACCAACATACAGGTCAAGTTGGGAACATAGTTTTATGAGATTATGTGATGAACACCAAAATGTATATCAGTGGGCATCTGAATCAATTAAAATACCTTACCGTCATCCAATGACAGGCAAATACACTGTGTATGTTCCAGATTTTTTTATTGTTTACATGGACAAAAACGGAAAAAAACACGCAGAGATGATTGAAGTAAAACCTAAGTCACAAACTACTCTTGAAGCGGCTGGTAAAAGTATGGGAAAAAGAAAACAGGTTGTTATAAATTATGCAAAGTGGGAAGCCGCTAATGCCTATGCAAAACAAAGAAAAATACGATTTAGAGTTGTGTCAGAAGAAGACTTATTTCATAACGGCACTCGTAAGTAAATAAAAGCATGACAAAAAAATTAGAAGAAATATTAAATTTACCAAATGTTAAAACAGAATTTGCCAAAGTTGACAAAAAAGACAAGGAAAAAAAAATAAGTGAACATATAGTAGGCAACAATCTTGATCCTAAAACGCAAGAAGCTTTGAAAAAAACTTATGCAGAATTTGATAAAGTAGCCGCCGCACTTCCACAAGTTAAAGGCTTGGGTGAAATATCAGATTTAGAACTAGACAAACTTGCAATGGAGGCAGAAGATTCATATAAAAATCTAATGGATCTTGGAATGAATGTAGATTCACGTTATTCAGGTAGAATTTTTGAAGTAGCAAGTACGATGTTACGTAATGCCATTGATGCAAAGAGCAATAAAATAGACAGAAAATTAAAGATGGTTGAATTACAACTTAAGAAAATGAAGTTAGACAAAGACGGTTCAGATGACACTAGCGAAGCTATTGATAGTGAAGGAACTATCATAACAAACCGTAATGAATTAATGAAGAAACTAATGAAGAAAGACTAAATATAGCATTATGGGTGATTTCGTACAATATCTAACTGAATCTGCAAAGCAGTATGACTACCGTATTAAAGTTGCGGGGGAAATAGACAAAGACTTTGGAACAAAATTAGAAACAGGACTACAAAAGTTTGAGATTGCAAAACTTTCAGCTGGTAAGTCAACGCCAATACAAGAAACACCATTAGATTTTCCACAATTTAAAAATACAAATGTAACTATTTTTGAACTTACAACAAATTATCCAGCTTCAGTTTTTGAAATGCAACAGTATATTGCAGACTACATGAACTTACCAAAAAATCAAGTAGTTGTAAGAAAACCAAATGAACCAACAGAAGAATATCAAGCAGAAACAGATAAAGACAAATCAGAATTTAAGTCAACTTTGCAAGATCTAGAATACAAAGATACACCAGAAGTACCAGCAGAAAAAGAATTTGGTGACAAAGCAAATCAAAGTTTACTAAAAGAATTATTAAAAGATAGACAAGAAAAAGTAGAAGCTGAAAAGAAAGAGACTACACAAAAAGTAATGGACAAAGAAGAAAAAGGAACTCCATCGCCTTTTAGTAAATCAACTAACCCACACCCAGATCCAAAAAGGAAATAAAATGCCAGAAATGATTGACATATTGAATAAGTTAAGAGAATACGAAGCACAAGGACAAGCAGTGGGAGATGCAATTAAAAGCACAGAGATGACACAGGTAGAAGCTCCTGTTGTTGAAGCATTAAAAACTTTTCAAGAATTTTTAAGTGAAAAAGGTGTAAAAATAGAAAATTTAAAATGGGATCAATACGCAAGATATGCCGAAGCATATGCAAATTACAAGACCAGAATGGGATCGGGTAGTGTAGATGAAGGTGGTATGAGTGACGTACATATTGGCGCTCAAGAACACGTAGGAAATTATGTTGATGACAACGGCAATCTTAAAATGCCAAAAGCAGATGTAATGAAAGCAATGGCTTCAGAAAAAGCAAAAGCAACTTTCCCACAAAGTTACGAAATTGAAACTGCAATGAAAATGGTTGCTGATAAGTTTGATGATTCAGGTAAAGCAGTTGACGAAACTGTTGAACCAACTACTGAAGCAAAAGCAAAGCCAGATTACATTGATTTAGACAAAGACGGCAACAAAACAGAGCCAATGAAAAAAGCGGCAAAGGACAAAGAAATGAAAAAAGAAACAGTAAAAGAAGATATGCACATTATGACAGACAATCCAAATGAAATGGGTATGATGATGCAAATTTTAAAATTAGCAGGCGTACAACCTGTTGATGCAAAAATGATTGGTGGTGAGGAAGAAGCAACAGACGAAGCAGAATTATCTAATTCTCCAGATGGACATATGCATGGTTCAGGATCTAAAATGCAATCAATTGATGATTTAGTAAATTTACACTCGGGTGGTTTAAACAAACAAAAAGTTCAAATTAAAAAAGGTTATCCAGGCGACAACGAATTAGCCGCAGAAGATTTAGCTAACAGTTTGAGAAACCAATACGAAAGTTTCAAAAAAACTTACCAAGCAGAAGCTAAAAAACAATCACCTTATGCAATTGGTATGGCTCAAGCAATGAAATCAACTGGTGATAAGCCACCTTTAGAGAAGAGTACAATTAAAAAAGCTCACGACATTGCTGACAAGATCAAAAGCAAAAAGTAATACTTTAGCACCTCAGTTTTAACTTAAATACACTACTATGGCGTATGTATCATTAGACAGCGACCAAATTAAAAAGGCGCATAAAAAACACAAATACACTAAAGAACAAGTGTTACAACTTGAACAATGTATGGACGAAAAAACAGGTCCATTGTTTTTTATGGAGTCTTTTATGAAGATTCAACATCCTACCAAGGGGTCAATGGCTTTCAAACCTTTTGATTATCAAAAAAGATTAATACAAAGTTACAATGATCATAGATTTAGTATTGCTATGCTACCAAGACAGACAGGTAAAACAACCTGTGCATCAGGATACCTAATTTGGTATGCTATGTTTAAACCAGATTCTCAAATATTAATTGCCGCACACAAATATGCAGGAGCATCAGACATTATGTCAAGGGTGCGTTATGCATATGAAATGTTGCCAAGTTTTATCAAAGCAGGAGTGACACAATACAATAGAAACAGTATTGAATTTGATAACGGTTCAAAAATAATGGCAACCACAACAACTGAAAACACAGGACGGGGTATGTCCTTAACATTAATATATTGTGATGAGTTTGCGTTCGTGCAACCACCTGAAAAAGCAACTGAGTTTTGGACTTCACTGTCTCCTACATTGTCTACTGGCGGTAAATGTTTAATTACATCAACACCAAACTCAGATGAAGATCAATTTGCCTTAATTTGGAAAGAGGCTTGTAAAAGATATGATGATTTTGGAAATGACAACATAACAGGCACAAATGGTTTTTATGCCATGAAAGCACATTGGTCAGAACACCCTGACAGAGACGAAGCATGGGCTGAACAAGAAAAATCAAGAATAGGAAGTGAGAGATTTAGAAGAGAGCATGAGTGTGAATTTTTAATTTACGATGAAACATTAATTTCAAGTGTTAGACTTGTGGAAATGGAAGGTGCTGAACCTGTTTGGAATCAAGGACAAGTAAGATGGTATGGAAAACCTAAACCAAAACACACTTACATGATAGCTTTAGATCCAAGTTTAGGTACAGGTGGAGACTATGCCGCAATACAAGTCTTTGAACTGCCAACATTTAAACAAGTAGGAGAATGGCATCACAATACTACACCTGCTAATCAACAAATTAGAATTTTACAAAGTATTACAAAGTATATACATGACACAATTATGGAACAAGACTCACAGGCTACTCCAAGCATTTTTTATTCAATGGAAAATAATACATTAGGTGAAGCGGCCTTAATGAGAGTTATGGATATAGGTGAAGAAAATATACAAGGTATGTTTTTATCAGAACCTATTAGAAAAGGACATAGAAGAAAATTTAGAAGAGGATTTAACACAACTGCAAAACACAAGATTGATGCCTGTGCAAAATTTAAAGAACTAGTTGAAAACAATAAAATGGAAATTAATAGTAAACCATGTATATCAGAGCTTAAAAACTTTGTTGCATCAGGTGTAAGTTACAAAGGTAAGCCAGGAGAACACGACGATTTAGTTAGTTCTTGTTTACTAGCTACACGTATGATAAAAGTACTTGCAGATTTTGATCCAAAAATATTTGAACAATGGACCAATAGAACGTCAGAATACACCGCTCCTATGCCTATTTTTGCTAACCTAAATGTTTAAATAAATACAATATGATTTCACCAAAAACATCAAGCGACTTGTTCAATAAAATAAGAAGCAAATTTAGTAATATTACAATTGGAGATTCTGAAGGGTCGGCAACAGCAGATCCTAGCAGAGCTGTATTTTTTGACTTTGAATTTACAGAAGACCAAGACAAATTTGGTAGAATATCTATTTCATTAGCTGACGACCAGAGTATGAAAGTATTCTATAACAGAGATATGATGGCAAAGATTGAAGAAGATGATAAAAACGAATGGTACACTTTTATAAAAGAGCTAAAAGACTTTGCAGTAGAGCATCAACTTAGATTTGATATACGAGATATCACTAAATCAAGCCTAACGAAGCAGGATTATCAAAATCTTGCAGATACGAACAAAACGGTAAATACTGATGAAATGTCAGAAGAATTAAACAGAATAAAACACCTATCAGGTATGGAAGTTAAAGAAGGCCTAACAGGCACCCGTAAAAGTTCATACGAAAATTTAGACAAAACAAGATTAATAATTAGACATACCGGACCAGTTGATGAAACTGTGCCAGGTGCAAGATCAAGACACATAAATTCATTATACATTGAAAATGATGACGGTGAAAGATTCAAGTATCCAGTGATTCATTTAGCAGGTGCTAGAGCAATGACTAGACACGTTGCAAATGGCGGAAGACCACATGATGATTTTGGTCAACACATTGTTTCAACTTCGGAAGACATTGCAAAATTAAATTCATTTTCAAGATATGCTTCTAATAAAGACCAGTTAAATGATTCAGCTGGTGATATAATTGAACAAGCAAAACTACAATTAGAAAATTTAAGAATGTATGTAAAAAATTTAAACAAACAATCACACTACGATGAAACTGTAAAAAATTTTAAAACAAAAGAAGAAATTGCTATGGATGACGAAACTGCTAATTCTTATAGAGAAAAATTTACATTAAAAAATCTAGACAACAGAGTTGAAGACGCTTTACCAATTATTCATAGAGTGATGCAAGAATACGACACACCAGAAAAAAGAGCTGAAAGAGAAAAAATGATGAAATCGTTTATGGCTAAAGGTGGAGAAGTTGAAAAAGTTCAACCTGGAGTCACAGCGTTCAAAGGTAAAGAACTAAAACCTAAATTTAAAAAAGACGGAGATGCTGAAGATATGAAAGAATTCAAAGACAAAGATGCAGAAGTATCACCAGTTGTAGACCATGGCGCAGTTGTTCAAAGTTTTTTATCAGATCCTAACAAAAAATTAGTATTAAGAAAAGACGACACAGCAGACACTATGCTGAAGCGTACTAAATTTACAAATAAAAATACAATGTTAAGTTCAATACTTTCAGATATAGCTTCTAGATTGTTAACTAAAGGCGGCGAAGAAGACAGACTTGCCAATTTTGCTTCTAGAGTAGCAGATGAATTAGACGGTGAAGGACAACCATTTTTCAAACCAACAGCCGACTATGTTAAAAATAAAAAAATTGCAATCCAACTTGCAAAAAGATACATTGATGATTACAAAAAAATGCAGGCAGATCCAAATTATAGAGACGAAATAAGAATGGAACCAGGTGCATTTGCTCCTAAAAAAGACAGAGCAGGAAAAGCCAAAGACGAATCAGAACAGTTTGAACAATGGGCTGATGATATTGCAAATCCAAAAGCAGAAGAAGAAGCTACAGAACAAGAATCAACAACAGAAGAAGCAAAAATTAAACCATACGTTTCAATGTACAGAGGTGATGACGGAAAACAAGTTTATGATGTGTTAGATGCTTACAGCAAATCCGCAATGAAAACAACTGATGAAGATGCGGCAATGAAGTTTTTAGCTAAAAATTACGATAGTTTAAAAAATCCAACTTTGATGAAACAAGAAGGCAATGAATTTGCTCAAGCAGTACAAAAAGCCAAAGCGGCAGGTATGAAATCTGGAGATAAATTTAAGGTTGGTGACAAAGAATATACCTTAAAAGATGCAATTGAACTTGCAGGCTTAAATTTAAATGAATTTTTCCAAGAAGAAGAACCTGTTGAAGAATCAGTAAGCGAATTAGATATAATCAAAAAACTAATTTAATTTCAATTAAAATTACCAATAAAACCCACTAGACAAAAGATAAATATGTGTGTATATTATGTACTATACGTCTAATATACATTTAGGCAAAAAACAAACATAGGCACACAAGGAGGCTTACATTATGGCTACATTGGCTGAAATAAGAGCGAAGTTAAAATCCCAAGAAGTGAATCGCTCCACTTCTCAAACTGGCGGAGACAACGCCATATTTCCACATTGGAATATTCAAGAAGGACAAGAAGCAGTTCTGAGATTCTTACCGGATAAGGATACAGCAAACACTTTTTTCTGGACTGAAAGAAACATGATCAAACTGCCTTTCGCAGGGATCAAAGGACAAACAGATTCAAGACCTGTACAGGTACAAGTACCTTGCATGGAAATGTATGGAAAAACTTGTCCAGTCCTAACTGAGGTTAGACCGTGGTTCAAAGACAAATCTATGGAAGACATGGGTAGAAAATATTGGAAAAAGAAAAGTTATATTTTCCAAGGTTTTGTTACGCAGAATCCATTAAGTGAAGATGCTACACCAGAGAATCCAGTAAGAAGATTTATTATTGGTCCTCAAATTTTTAACATTATCAGAGCGGCATTATTAGATCCAGAGATGGAAGAATTGCCAACTGACTTTTTAAAAGGTGTGGATTTCAGAGTAACCAAAACTTCAAAAGGTGGTTATGCTGATTACTCAACATCAAAATGGTCAAGAAGAGAAAGACCACTTGATGAGACAGAAAGAGCCGCAATGGACAAGTTTGGTTTACATAATTTATCAGACTTTAGACCAAAGGAACCAACTGAAGCAGAAATAAAAATAATTAAAGAATTATTTGAAAAATCTGTAGATGGCGAAGCGTATGACTTGGAAAAATACGGACAGTATTTTAGACCAGCTGGCGTTCAAGCTCCTAGATCAACTACACCACAAGCAAGTGCGCCTGCACAAACAACTGAACAAAAACCAGTTGTTGCAGAAGCAACGCAAACTGCTGAAGTGAAACCTGCACCAGCACAACCAAATACGGACAGTGCCAAAAGAGCAGAGGACATTTTGAAGTTGATTAGATCAAGACAAAGCAAGTAAAGAAAAATTACCATTGGCTCTAGTTAACACATTGACACTAGAGCCAAACGGTAGTATTATTATAGTATGAAAAAAGAAATTAAAAAAGCAATTGACTGGATATTATACAAACAGATACCTGCATGGGCAGTAATAGTTATTATAGTACTCTGGATAATATTATAGGACACAAATGACAAAAGTATTTGACGCAAGTAAATTTAGAAAAAGTATAACAAAATCAATCCAAGGTTTGGGTATAGGATTTAGTGATCCAACAGACTGGATATCAACAGGCAATTTTGCATTGAACTATTTGATATCAGGTGATTTTAACAAAGGAATTCCCCTAGGAAAAGTATCTGTGTTAGCGGGTGAATCAGGAGCAGGCAAATCTTATATTGCTTCAGGCAATATTATTAAAAATGCACAGGATCAAGGTATATTTGTAATATTAGTTGATTCTGAAAATGCATTAGACGAATCATGGCTACAAGCTCTTGGCGTTGACACAGATGAAAAAAAATTATTAAAATTAAGTTTATCAATGGTTGATGATGTAGCAAAAACTGTATCAGAGTTCATGAAAGAGTACAAAACAGAACACGCGGAAAACAGAGAAGCCGCACCAAAAGTTTTATTTGTAGTTGACTCGTTAGGTATGTTGCTTACTCCAACTGACGTAGATCA